GCCTTCACTGACTAAATTAGAATTACCTGATATAAAAGTTCCTGGATTATCACCATCTAATCTATTTCCATTACCAACTATAAGCGTTCCATCAGAATTTCCTGGTATGGCATTTCCTATACCAAATGCTGCTGAACCCTGCGACATAATAGTATTTCTACTCGCACCAATCGCTGTAATCAATCCACCTGTTGGTGTTGATATATTAACCTTTGTTGATCTTGCTCTTGGAACCGTTATATCTAACGCCTTTATAAGTGTCACCTTACTTGTTGATCTTTGTGTTGGATCATATCCATCAATCTTAACAACCCTATAATACTGATTATCTATAATTATATTATCATTAAATTTAAAATCATAAATATCCTTTGGATTTAAATAAAATGAACCTGTAAGTAATCTGCTGTCCTTATCAGAATACTCATTCATTTGTTTATAGTAATACTTTGTGTATAGATTTTGATTTGTTGCTCTTGTTTGATCAGGATAATATAAATCAATTGTTTGACCGAAGTTAATATCATCAGTTGGAACATAAGGATTATCAAAGTGTCCAGCATATGGATAATATGAATAGGTCGCAGCGGTTGAAGAAGTTGTTCCAAATCTCCATACCTCACCAAATATATTACTTACGGTTCCAGATGTTGTTTTTCTTAAAATTCTTATATTAGAATCTGTTTTATTAAAAACGCCATTAGACGCTTTTACTATTTTCGGCATTACAAATCCTCTTGACCCAACAACATTAACCATAGGTGATGGAGAGAAAGCGACTTCAACTTTCTTTTCACCTTCAATAAAATCATTATCTAATTCAAACTTGAATTCACCATAAGTTGATTCATGTCTTGATTTGTAATCTTCATTATAGTAATCTTTATCATCTTTATACTTAAATATGGTTGTTTTATTTTGTATATCACCTAAAATTTGTATTTCAACATCTTCATTCCTATCTAATTTAGAAGTCCAATCTCTTACAGAACCAGCAGCATAATAATCATCTCTTGGTTCTATATTCATCATATTCGGAACCTGCTTATCAGGCTCAATAGTTAGATTAAACATCTTTATTAAGGACATCATATAATCTCTTTGCTTAATACTCGCTGGTAAAAACTGGTTCATATCAACGGTTTCACCTGGTCCTAAATCAGGCATAAATTCAATCCACATTGCAGTTTTTCCATCAATTTTAGAAAGCGTCATACCAGCATATCCTGCTGGATTGTAATTATTAACACCCGCTTTATATTCTAAATAAAAATCTTCACCTTGCCAAGTTGGATATTGGTTCGCGTTTGAACCATTTAACCAAGCGGTATAAAATTCACCTTCATATAATCTACCTGTTAATCCGCTGTCTGGATCAACTCCTGATTGACCTGAGTTATACACTTTCTGATCACCATATCCAGGTATGTTTAAAGGTATGCCAGTGTTGTTTATGGCAAATCCATTTGCTTCTGGAACATAAGGAAATCTTATAGGTTTTACTTCATTATTAACATTCGGAATTAATCCTGTAAAGTCAGACCAAGAGTATATTGCCTGCCAAGAATTTGAGGGAGCACCAATCGCTTTACCAGTTCCATTATAAACATCCGAATAATAACCCATAAAATTATATCCTTGACTACTAAAAGGAACAGGCGTGAATGTTGCACCATTTATATTTCTTGTTCTTCTAACAGATACTTCACCATATCCACCGTGCGCATTGTTCTGCAAACTATCACCAAACATCCATATCTTATAATAAACACCAAATCTTATTTTCATTCTACCATTCCAACCATCATTAGCAGTTGCCGAAAAAACACCAGTATTATATCTGTTGTATGGTGAGTATGAAGATGAATTAGGATTAAAAACATGACCTGGATCTGATGAGAATGAGTTTTGATATGGATAAAGAACACCAGTATCAGCAAATCTAATTCTTATACCAGCGGACACATAATTATTCGCACCACTTCCTGGCGCAGAAGTTGCACTTAAATTACCTATACCAGGAATTCCACCATAAAACTCTGCACCAAATCTTGGTGTTGTTGTTCCAGGTGCTAATTGTAAATAAAAATTATTACTTTGAGTTCCATAAGACATAGTTGCTGACTTACCATTATTCACAACACCTAATCCAATAGTGAATGTTTTATTTGTTTCCCAAGAAGGAGCCCTGCGAAGAATACTTCTATTGAAAGGTATAATTAAATTCTTAAAGTATGATGAATTTAAGAAGTTAGATTTATATTGATAGCCTATGTTTTGAAATACCTTATCCCATATTGTTTTTGCATAAACAGAAGGATACATCATCTCTGGTGTGATAAAGTGCGAGCCTGTTGAACCACCTAAATCTTTAAGCGTCCAATCACCTGTTGCGTAAAAGGCAGTTCCATCAGCACCAAATACTAAATGCTGAGCCGTTCCCCATCCACCATAATCTATGAGCGGATAATAATAACCACCATCAGATGTGCTTGAACCCCAAGAAGCAACTATGTTTTCTAAATCTCTATTGTGATTTAATTCACTTAAATCAATCTGCTCTAATGTTGCTTCACCAATAGAAGTCCAAAGGTTTGCGTTGTCAGCATAGATTGTGCATTCAAACTTATCTAATTGTTTTAATTCATTCTTAACTACTTTTGTTAATTGAATCCAACCATCTAAAACAACAACTGAATCCGCTTCAACATAAACTCTACATCTTTTATTTGGATTAAAAGTTGAATCAGCAGAAAGGTCGGATATAAAACCGAACGCTTCTTGATTTCTTTTTGATCCAGGTAGTGATATAGTTTTTGTAAATGAACTATTCACCGTTGATATATCGGTCACATCTGATAATTGATATGTTGTTGGTATTTGTGTATCACCATCAGGAAAAAGATCTAATGAATATCTACCAGTAAAGTTATTTACTACTGGTGGAATTGGAACATAAGGTAATAGGGGTGTGAATCCAGCGGTCGCACCAGGAGCACCGACACCAGGTAAGCCTGCTGCATCAACAGCCATTAACTGCTGTTGAGGAAATCTATATACATTCTCTGGTATTTCAGGTGCGTTAGTATTAACTGCGTATCTACCATTATTCTGACCAACAATAACGGCGTTTATTGGATTTCCTGTGCCTGCCAATCTTCTTACAACCGGCGCGATGTTGTTTATTACAACTATAATTTCTACTCTATTCATATTTTCTATATATTAATTATCCTTGCGCTGTGTTTATAGGGTAAGCAGTTCTATATGTTAATGTAATTGCAATTGATTTATCATTTAATTTTGTTTTTACTTGGAATGAACTATCCATTATTAGTATAGGAAGTTTTGTGACCACTATATTTGATATATCTGAACCATCCGCTGAAATAACATACACTTCTGTTGATTTAATTAATTCTTTTAACCAACTCGCTGTATTATCATTTAAGAAATCAGTTGATATAGTATAGGTTTCAGTCGCTCTTTGACTTAAAACAAAATCTTGTCTATCACCAACGGTATAATTAAAATCTAATTCTCTTTTGAAGTAAGTTTTTTCTGTGTTCATAGTATTCACTGACTTAAAATTAAAGGTAAAATAATCTATACCACCTAATGTATTCACAAATGCTAATCTAATCTTTGGATATGGTGAGCAGTTTGCAATCGGATCATAATCTTTAATCTTATAGTATCTTAATCCATATGAATTAATTGCTGACAATGGAATCATAGGTCTTCCAGGTAATGGAACCGTTGATGATTGAAGGCAAACCATATAATATAGATTACTGCTTTGTGTGAATATATTAAATCCAAGAGCGTTTGTTATATTTAATGGACCTGTTCCTATATCTATTCTTTTATAAGCAGTATTTACATTAATTGAATAAGTAAAGTAATCAGTGGATGTAATTGCTGATGATGTTCCAAGAGCGCTGTATAACTGAATACCAACCAAGTCGGGTCTATATGAGTATGACCTATCAACTAAATAAGAAGTTGTTTCAACATCATTCAGTTCAATAGTTTTTGATCCTTCATATGTTGGATAATATCCATCAATAAAAGAATAATTTGTTAATGAATAAGTTGAACCGCCTTCACTTTGAGTTCCTGTATGTAAGTATTTACCTATTGTTCCATAATTGAACGCTTTTAATTCATAAGGTCTAACACCATTAAAAGCATTTAATGTCCTTGATATATTTTCTAATCTTAAAAAAGAAATAATCGCGCCGCTTTCATTTGGATATGGAACTAAATAAGTTTTATCAGTTGTTATAGTATAAGTTGTTGTTGCGGTGACAGAAGCCGTGCCGTCATATTCATAATTCACGGTTTTATCATCTTTACTTACCTGTATAATATCATTAACAGAAAATGGATGAGCTGTTGAAAAACTTAATCCTAATTTAGAAGCGGTTGTTCCGAATGTTGATACAAATAGTTTATTTGGGTTGTATTCAAAACCATAATTTATATTATATGATGTTAGTGAATTCGGCGCTTGATATGATGTTATGGCTGGATTTAAATCATAAGTCAATTGTGTTTGTAAAACTCTTGATGAGTTGTATAAACCATATCCAGCGACAGATGGTGGAACCTTATATCTTCCTAATGATGAGGTCACACCAGTAATACTTATTTTTTGTAAGTCAAAAACATATTTAAAATTAGTAAGAGCATATGAGGTTGAAGTTAATTGAAACCACAGATCACCATAGACAGGTGAGTAGTCATTTGGATATGTTGATAGAGTTGTAATTGGCATTATAGATTTATTAGTATTTTATTCAAGGCATCCATCACATCTTTTGTTGCTGCTTTTGCCAAGATTTCAGTTTTCTTTTTTATTATATTATCTTTCGCTTTCTGTATCACATTTGTTGGTCTTATTCCTTTTATTCCTATACTTCTCGCAATAATAAATGAAAGTGATTTATCTGTTATGAACCTTCCTTTACTATCTCTACCCTTTATACTTCTTAATTTAATCCAAGGAAGTATCTTGTCAGATGGTGGTGGCTTCGCTCCTGCTCTTCTACCCTTATCTACATTTATTAAATATGGTTCGCTATGTAATCTTATCATCAAATTGTCTAAAAGTTCTATAACTTCATAATCTAATGATTTAATTAATTTACCAGATGCTGCTTTATCTGCAATTAATAATTGATTAATCAATTCCATTACAAATTCATCACCTAATTTATTAACCGCTTTTTTTAATTCTGGAAATTCAGTTGCCATCTTCCTCTTTAATTATTTCTATGTTGTAATAAGTCATCGCTTCTTCAATTGAATCAAATGAATCCCATCCAACATTATCACCTTCTGGTGTCCAAGCCCAATTGACTTCCATTAAGTTTTTTAACTCACCAGTTGTCTTATCTTTATACTCGCCTTCTTCATCAAATAATTTATAATACATATTTTATATTTATTTTTATCCTGTTATAGTCCAACCTTTACTTGTGATGATTAATCTATCACCTGCTGTTAATGAGGCAGCACCTGTAGCACTGGTTATGTTTATAGTTTTACCAACAATGTTTCCTTGAGCCGCCATATCATTAAACAGAGCAACTAAATTAGTATAAGTAATACCTGTATAAGATATATTTATTTGTGGTGAAGTTCCACCCCATTGACCAGTTAAAGCAACTGCTGGTAATCTTAAAGTCCTTACAAAGGTATTTCTATTTGCAACAACACCTGATATATCAAGCTTAGAAAATCTTGTAGAAAATGAGTATGTAGCACAAAACGGTGTAGTATTTCCGAGTGTTGTCGCATCTATAAGTGATGCCGTTGTTCCAAATGAAGAAGTATTTAATAATGTATTTACACCACTTCTTAATAACATACTGGTTGCTGATATTGCGGCATTACTCATAGTTCCTGTATTGAAGTTAAGAGTTTTTAAATTCCATGTATCTTGAAATGCGGTTGCGAATGAGGTCACGCCAGTTCCTAACACTGGAAGTGTAATAGATGTTAATGAATTACATCCATTAAAACAAGAAGTCATATTTGTAATACCATTTGTGACCACGGTTGTTGGTAGAGTAAGTGAGGTCAATGATCTACAATTTTGAAATGCTGTTTGTAATCCTGTTCCTGTTAAAGCAGGCATAGATGAAGGAAGTGTAATAGAAGTTAAAGCATAACAACTATTAAAACAAGAAGTAATGGTTGTGCATGCATTTAGTGATGTCGGAAGTTGAACCGAAGTCAAATTAAAACAACTTTCAAATGTTCTATTTAATGTGGTGATGCTGTTTGCTGCTGATGCTGGAAATGAAATTGTTTGTAAATTACCACTTGATAAGAATGTTGAGTTTAAGTCGGTCAGTGAAGTAAGAACCCAGTTGCTTGGAAAAACAACAGAGGTCAGCACGGCACAAGAAGTAAAAGCAGACAGCATTGATGTTGGTGTTGGTGATCCAGCACTTGGAAATGTAATATAAGTAAGGTTATAACACTGATAGGCAAATGAAGCCATAGTAAAACTTCCATTCAGAGTTGTTGGCATATCTATTCTTACTATATTTGAACATCCATTAAATGTGCCTGAGAAGTTATTAACCGTTAGTGTTGCTGGAAATGAAAAGTAAGCAAGAGCCTTACAATCCTGAAGCATATTCCCGCAGTTCCAAGTTGCTGTTCCTGATGTTGTTGGTATATCCGCTCTCACCAATGACTGACTATTTAAGAAAGCATTAGTCCAATCAATAGTTCCTGATGTTCTTAATGCTGTAAGTTTCATATTTGTAAGTGAATAACACCTCGCGAAGGCGGCAGAAAAAGAAGAGCATGTGTTGGTTGATGGTATAGTAAGATTATCTATTGATACACAATCAAGAAATGTGCTGTTAAAAGTAGTCACCGCATTTAATGTTAATGACGGTGGAAAACTAACCAAGTATAACTCTGAACATCCATTAAAAGTTAAGGCCAAAGTATTCAGTAGGGTCGCGCTCTCGGGCATTGTTATTTTTTTTAATGATACACATCCACTAAAACAAGAAGCCATACTTGTGCAAGAATTCATAGTTGTTGGTAGTATAACCTTTTGTAAAGCAAAACAATTTGTAAAGGCACTCGCCAATGATGACCCGGTCCATGTGGTAGGAAGTTTTACATATTCTAAATTTGAATAATTACCTAATGTTCCGTTTGAGTATTTAGATGTGAGAGTAAGAGCAGATGCAATTGTATCACCGTGGTATAGTTCTAATAATCCTGATGGAAAATTCAAAGGCGAACCAAGATTTACAGGAGCAATAAGATTACAAGTTGTTAGTGAGACGGTTGGATCTACCGTAATAGTAATGACCCAAGTATTATATCCTCTTGAACAAGTAGTTCCACCAGTTGTATAATCATGACTTGTGTTTGTAGTTGTTGTTGTGCTTACTTGATCTGATGAACCATCACCCCAATCAATATAGATTGAATATGTAGCACCTGTTCTTGTGAATATACTATTGATTGTATATGATGTTGTTGCTCCAGTTCCAGCAAATGACTGAGTTCCTATATCACTTACTAACATTTGAATCTTATTTACATTATCAGTAATAGAAATCCAGTCACCTGGTCTTGTCCATTCTGTTGGCGGAGTTAAAGGTTTTTTTGGTATGTTAGATACTTGTCCTGGTGTAAAAAATGCCATAGTTTATTAGAATATTTGTATATCACCTATTATTGTTGTAATAGGTAAGTAATAAGAATAGAATATAGAGTAAGAAGCTCCAACAAGATTATAAGGAAGTAATCTTGAATTTATACACTCTGTATAACTATCATTGTATGGTATATAATTAACTATACTTTGAGTTCCTATATTCGCATTAGAAAAAGTATAACCCCAAAAAGAGCCTGTTGCGAACCAACCAGAAGTTGTAAGTGATTGACTTGTTAAGAATACTTTTGCTGCTGAACCGCCACCTGAAACACCTGATGTTCCTGATGAGCCATTAGAACCAGTTGCTCCTGTAATAGATATACCAGAAGAGCCGGAGGTTCCATTAGTTCCATCTAATCCATTATATACAAATGATATAGAATAATCAACTGATGAAAATGTTCCATTCGCGGTAAGAGCCGAACCTAAATCAGCGTCTAACCAACTACCAGGTATAGAATAATTAAAAGCAGCTGATGTGATCGGCCATACAGCAGAGACCGTGTTATTATTAACCTCGGATACTTTTATATAAACTATATTTCCGTTATTATATAATGTTTCTATTTCTTGAAGCCATGCTTGGCAAACAACCATGTTTATATTTTTAGAACTTATAGAAAGTTTTGTAGTAGATGATAAAGAATTTGAATCACTAATGAAATATGTATTTCCTGGATTAACATTTTCGCCTAATCCAGACCAGCTCCATCTTATAGAATTAGATCCATCAACACCAGCAAGACCTGAAGATCCACTTGAGCCACTTGAGCCACTTGAGCCAGGTGATCCGCTTGACCCCGAAGTTCCGCTTGTTCCAGATGTTCCAGATGTTCCAGACCCAGTTCCTCCACCACCTGTTGATGTTGTGCCACTTATCAAACCAGAATTATCTACTTGAAGTAATCTATTTCCAGATCCAGCGAGTGAATCTAATTGTATCTCATCATTAGTTGTTAATTTCATCTTCTAATTTATTTTTAATTTACAAATATGGTGGTTTTGGTATGGCAGGAACTTCTATAAAAACTCCATTATCCCAGTAGTATTGTTTATTTGGATCAGGAACAAGTATATCATCTGTTATTATTTCAGCGGTTGTATAATCGGTTCCTATATACCAATCATTCGCACCATCTACATAAACTTTAATGATTCCAATTTCTCCTCTTTCATTTACTTTTCTTATATCAGTTGATGATGCCAACACATAATTATTTGTTATATCTATTACTATCATTTTTATTTATATTATTTTTATATTTGTTGCCATATAGATGCACTTGTGCCGGCTGCACCACCACCGGGACCAGCATATATACTACAATTAAAAGCGGTAATATGAGCATTATAAAGGACTTCCGGTAAATTAGTTCTTTGTGTCCAAACATCTGTTAATATATCATACTCCCACACATCCTGCATTGGTATAGTTGCTGTATAACCACCTATCAAATATCCTTTATTACTTGGAATACCTGTTCCGATTGAACCATACATCATATTTTCTCTTGCCACCGATGGTAGTGATGTTTTTTTAGTCCATTGTAAAGTGTCTATATCAAATTCCCATAAGTCATTTTGTAAAACATTCGCGGTTGCTCCACCACAACTTACATAGGCTTTTGTTCCACTCGCGTTGGTCCAGTATCCAGGATAAAATCTTGGACCTGCTTTGAAATCTGGTATAGAATAAGTTCCATTACCACCACCTTTTCCTACGGTTGTATACCAAGCGTCATCAGTCGCATTATATCTTCTAAAATCTTTAAATTCACCAGCACCACCAGAAAGAGTTCCAAGTCCATAGTATGCTTCACCTTTTAATATAAAAGATATTGCTATTCCTCTTGTTGTTCCACTATATGTGGCTGCTTTTGCCCATGAGTTTGTAGTTGGATTATATCTCCAAAGATCTTTATAATATGGAGCACCCGTTGCGAAAGGAGCTCTACCACCAAGAATGAATCCATATCCATTTAGTGCAAATCCCTGTGCTCCATTTCTCGCAGTTCCCGAAAGGGGAGCGGTCGCTGTTGCGGACCAAACATTATTAATAGTATCATATCTATAAAATGATTGTGTTGATGTGATGGCAGCGGTTGCTCTACCAGTTCCAAGGTAAATATAATTACCAATAGTAAAAGATGCTGCCGCAGCTAATCCAGGAGTTCTATTTGTATATTGAGCGATCTTTGACCATACATAGGTCAAAGAACAAAGTATAGCTGGCGTGGGGGCTACCCAAAATGCGACGCCTGTGTTAAACATTAGTAAGATAAATAATTTTTTATTGTTGAAATCCACATATCAGTTCCATCATATATTCCAGACATAACAAAAGATCCTGTAAATCCAAGAGCGGTTGCGCCGACCGTCTGCCAAGCGTAAGCACTATCAAGTGAAAAACTATATGTTCCTGCTTTTATTAAGAAGTTATATACTGATGTTGTAGCCGAAACATAACCAAAAGTTGTATTACCAGTCAGAGTATAAGCATAGGTATTGGTTGATGCTAAAGAAACGGCTGTTGTTCCAGTTATATTAGACACCGATACATTTGTGGTATAAGAATTTATACCTATGCTGTAAGTTCCAGCATTATTTCCAATCGCGAGTGTTTGAGCGAGTGATTGAGTTCCAGTATCTCCTTTCGGACCAGACATCTCTATAATAGAATAGTGTATGTTTGTAAGTGAGAATGTTCCGCTTATTTGACCTACCGTGCTGAATTGTAAATCTATCCAATAGTTAGTATTACTTGATAAATCAACAACAACATTTGTATCAACAGGACTAACACCAGTAGTGCTGTTGAATTCATATGGCATACTATATGTTAATCCATTTGTTGATGAAGCAGTTGTTCCCGCTGCTGGTGATGACCCAGTTCCTATAATTAAACTAACTCTACCATAACTTACTGGTGTGAATGATATATTAACATATAATTTACCAATAGTGCTTGTTGAAAATGTTGTTCCAATGCCAGCAATCTTCATTGTTTGATCCGCAGTTCCGTTTGGTAAATATCCACCATAGTATGGCCCAGGAATTACAGAGTGTGTTCCTGCCGAAATTGATCTATTTGTGCTTTCAAATATAAATTGACCTGTTGATATATTGTAAGAGGTAAGATAAAAGTTGGCTGTTAAATCCCAATCAGGACTTAAAGCATCACCAGGACTAATACCACCAGGTGATCCCCATGATAAACCAGTCGGTGCTGTGATTACATAATATCCATTAGGTAAGGTTGAGGCACTCCAGCCAATCGCACTTGATCTAAATGAGTATAAGTCAATTGTTCCAACACTTTTATTACTTGATGTTCCACTTATACTTTTCATAGAACCTGATATAATAGTTGAACCATTTATACCAGAAGAACCACTTGAGCCTGATGATCCACTTGAACCAGATGATCCAGAAGACCCAGAAGAACCACTTGACCCAGAAGATCCACTTGATCCTGCTTGACCGACAGCACCAGCCAAATTAATTTGCCAACTGGCGTATGTTCCTGAACCAGTTTTATGTTTAATATCATAAACTAATAAACCAGTTGATGGATTATAAGAAACAACTTCTGCGTGCATATGATTACTTAAATCATGTGCGATAATTATACTTTGAGCAATTGAATAATCAAGATTTAAATCATTTGTTATTAATGATTGAGTTCCATTACTCGCGATTGTTAGATTAGTATTTGAAGTTGTTGAATAAACATCACCATCTATACCAGAAGTTCCATCTACACCAGATGTGCCGCTTGAACCAGAAGTTCCATCTATACCAGAAGTTCCATCTATACCAGATGTGCCACTTGATCCTGATGAGCCAGAAGATCCTGATGAGCCACTTGACCCTGAGGTTGCAGAAGATCCACTTGTTCCATTTATACCAGAAGACCCAGAAGTTCCATCTACACCAGATGTGCCGCTTGAACCAGAAGTTCCATCTATACCAGATGTGCCACTTGATCCTGATGAGCCAGAAGATCCACTTGAACCTGAAATACCTGATGAGCCACTTGAACCCGATGAACCGCTTATACCACTTGACCCTGATGATCCATTCACACCATTTGTTCCATCTATACCAGAAGATCCAGAAGTTCCATCTATACCAGATGTGCCAGAAGTTCCATCTACTCCTGATGTGCCGCTTGATCCTGATGAGCCTGATATACCACTTGAGCCTGATGTGCCATTTATACCAGAAGTTCCTGATGAACCACCACCACCTGATGGACCAGTTGCACCAGTTATACCTGAAGTTCCTGATGAACCTGATATACCTGATGTGCCACTTGTGCCAGCAGCACCCGTTGCTCCTTGCGGACCTATTGGACCAGGAGGACCCGTTGGACCAAAGTAAGTAATTGTATATCCATTTGTTGAAAGAACGGTTGAATAACCGACCATCGCACTTACTGGATCATTACAAGGTGAATATCTTAAAGGAAGTTTTAGAGTAAAAGTAGTCATCCAACCATTACTATTCTCATCCTGTGCTTCATACGCTGGCTGACCTTCAAAGGTTCCATCAATACTTAAATCTAAATCAACATAATAAGGATGCTGATCTAATTCAGCGAATATAGTTTTACTTATATAATCACAATCAGAAGATGTATCTTGATAATTGGCATCACCTTTATTAATCTTATCCATAATATACATAGTGAATGTATAGTATTCTACGCCTTGTGAATTACCACCACCTGTTTGAACTCTTGTTGATATAGGTTCAATCCACATATAAGGAAGTAAGGGCGGTCTTTCATTACCTATATTGTATGAAGGTCCGAATCCAAAGTCATTGATAAAACTATGGCGATTTGCTAAATCTTCAAATATAGATTTAATCTTTGTTAGTGTTAAAGTATTATTACTCATAATAATTTATTTAATTTTTGCTCTCTGTCTTTTGATATACACCAAAGGCGTATTTCTTGCCTAATTGGCGGCAATTTGCTTATCTCTTTTAATTTGTCCTTATCTTCTTTGGTGATTTTATGCTTTATATCATCCCATTCCGCATCTAATAATTCAGTGTAAGTCATTTCTTTATTATTTCATTTTATTTGCCATTCTTTCAGCATCATCTCTTATCTTCCAATATGAAAGAAGATTTAGAGTTTCAATATATCCACATCTATATACTTCTTCATGTCTTGTTATATCACCATCAGCCAATCTATCCATAAAAGCGACCCATCTATACTTATGTGATTGGTCATCATTCATTGCGTGTGCGATTTTATTATCACTTTCTACACTGAATAGGCTTTCATAATCTATACTGATATTTCTTTCCCACTCAAAAAAAAATTGACAATAGGAATCACATCACCAGCCTTTGCTTTATTCAAAAATAAATCTGCTCTTAATTCTAAATTCATTATATCTCTTCTATTGAATTTTTCAACCGTCCAAATTTCTTCTTTCTTTTCTGAATCATATTCCATCTTACCTGGTCTGATTAGGACAGCCAACATCTTTGGAAATAAGCCTCTAACATCATCACCATATTGTTCTTTTAATAGATTCAAAGATATATACTCACCATTATCTAAATTATTTATATCTTTAACAACATAATCAACGCCTTCTAAATTAAAATGATTAGATCCTTTTTTAAATTCAGTAAAATTATCAATTAATTGTTTTACTTCATGTGATATAACATTCATTTCTTCTAATGATAGGTCATCAATCTCTTCTTCTGTTGAACCAGTAATGATTTCAACCAACTTATATGTTCTCAATGTTGATTGCATAGATCCATCATCTAATAATCCTTCTGCTGTTGATGTAAAGTCCAAGTATTGCTTCAATGTAATCTCATCAAAGGATTTTGGAACTATAATTTCTTTCTTCATACTCATAAATATATTTTATTTTTTATTTATCATCTTACCATTCATCACTTTCTGGTCTGATTGTTGGAACAAATATAGTTGTTGCTCTAAATTTCTTTTTCTGATGTGAATGAATCGCATATCTTAAAGCATCCATACTATCATCATTTAATTTTATAGGTTCATCTAAAATCTGATCCTTATTTGTTTTCCAACTATACATTTTATATTCTTTTAAGGTATTAGTTGATGCTTTATGAATCCAAATCTTATTTGACTTCACCGTGTTTATACCTGCTTTAACTTCTTTATTTGCCTCTTTTATATTATATCCCGCTCTTCTTAAATCTGTGATGATTTCAGGTCTTGAATAATCTGCGTAGATATATTTTTGCTTATCTATACCATACTGATTGAATAGGCTTACTAAATCACCAGATGTTAAGAATTGTTTATAGATTATTTCTTCACAATAATATCCTTCATCTGTTATACTTACTTTAATTAAAACTGATGGGTGATTATATCCAAAGTCAAGTCCATATACCGTATCAATTACATCAAGCGGATTTATATCATACTGATTAAAGTGAGTGTATATTCTTGTTGTAGGTATAGGCTTCTCACCTAACGCGTATATCTTATAATAATTTTCATCAACTGATATTAAGTTTTCTATTTCTTTTATTATATCATCAGCAAGAAAAGGATTATCTTTGTATGTAGATTTAATAAATTTAGTTTCTGATCTATTTATTAAATCATACAACCAACTTTCATTATCAGATGGATTAAAGTCAAAGATTAATTTGTCGGTGGTTCGCATATTCAATTGATTAAATTCTTCAAAAGATAATTCATTCGCTTCATTACACCATAAGACATGCCTTTTTCTACCTCTTAACTTTTGTTCATCATCAACAGAAAAGAATTCAATAGAAGATCCATTATAAAAATTATACATATTTTCTGTTTTGTGATGTTCAGATAATTTATACAATCCTAAATCACGCATTACTTCTATGAAATCTCTTAACACGGATGATCTTAAAGAAGGAAATGATTTTCTTACTATACTGACTAACTTACCTGGATTGGTAAGACAATAAACAATTACCATTTGACATAGTGAATATGTTTTGGAACTTCTACTTCCTCCTTGATTGACCACAAATCTTATTTCATCATCATTAAGTGCTTCATAGTTCCAAGAAAATACTTCTGTGTGCTTTATGTTTAATGATTTACTCACCTATATCATCCTTTTTTAATATCTGAATAAGTTTTATTTCTGTGATCGCATTACCACCTGATGTTATATCAACCTTATCTGCTGCGTATAGACCCATCAACTTATTAATCTCTTTTTGTGTTTCTAATCTTTCTTTGTTAGTTCCTACTTCATAAAGTTCTTCTAATCTTTGTATTGCATTTGTGAATGCTTTATTTACATCTTTATCAGTTATATCCATGATATACTTTTGAGCATCAGTCAGGACTTCATAAGCAATCTTTCTACTCATACCTATTTGAACCATAAGAAAATCTAATAATGTATGTGTGCTCTTGCCTTTAATCCTCATCATTGCAACTTTTGTAACCAGGAATTCTCTGTCATATTTTTTATTCTTGTGTGCCACGGGTTATTATATTATTTTTTATTCTTTCAACCACTTTTTTATTTAATATACTATTGACATTAAATCCTTCTGATCCTTTATACATAGAGTAAAGGACCTTTAAGAATTCTTCAAACGCCTTTTCAGTTTCAATGTGAGTATGACAATTACAAGTTTGGATGTCAGCCATATCAGAGGTGATATTAAAATAACTACTGCTGATAAACTCACTCCTATTAATGCAAGTGCTAAGGTGGTCGCGGATCTCCATAATGAATTTTTGATTAGGTGTCTTGACCTCATCATCACCAAGTATCTTTTCAATTTTGATTTCTCTATCATACGCCCTTGTTCTTTTTATTATTTCATCTAACTTCTTGTCCATCATAATCCAAGTTGTTCTATTTTTCTATTCCTTTCATACTGGTCAAAATCTATAAAGAATTCTTTATATCCAACATGACCTGCCTGATCCGATTGATATATGAGATATGCTATACATTCACCATCTGTTATGAACTCATCACCTTCATAAGTATTACCTACAATAAGTAGGGGATGTTCTTTTATACATACTAACTTCTTTCTCATTAACTAAATTTATTTCCGTTTTGTCCTACCCAATCTCTTAACTTATTAAAAGCATTCGCGTATGACATACTACAATTACAACCACTAATAGGTCTTGGATGATTTGGATCAATATACTTCTTCAACATTTCATATATTAAACTTTGTTCTGAATCTCTAAACGGACCTATGTGTCTAAATAGAATAAACATCTTTTCTAAATCTTCTTTCGGATAATTATTTATTTCTTTTTTCGCCATATGTAATTTATTATGTTTTGTTCGCCTTGTGTATAAAGGTAAGCGATATAAGAAGCACCAGCAGCAATAAATATATCACCTGATACAATCCAACCTACCCAGAAAGAAGCACACTTAAAACAACTTGTAATAACTATTAAGAGGTATTTAAAGATGTTAAGTTGTTTTAATTCTAATACTTCAAGAAACCATTGAAGCGGCTCAAATGATGTAATGAATTTTGCCAGTAAGAGTATTTTTGTTAGTATAATTATTAATGTCATATCTTTATTTTAGTTTTTAAATACGCTTTTGTTTTTCTTACAGATCTACTTACCGCATTAAAATTTATACCGGTAAGTTTTTCTATTTGTTTTAAGTTTAAATCATCAAAGTAATAAAGGTGAAAGAGTGTTTGATGATATTGATTAATCATAAAATCTTCATATTGTTCTTTTAATAATTCCATCATCCTTTTTTTAATTTCTACACTATCTATCTCTATTACTTCTTCATCTTTTAAGTCAGATCCTATTTCATAATCTACAAAGTCAATTATTCTTTCACCAGAAAATCCGTTGTTTTTATGTATCTTATAGTATGTTGATGTTTTACTTTTCCACTGATTAGTTATTATGTTTAAGCAATAATAATCTAAATATCTTTTTTCATAATACTCTATTAATTTATGTTCTTTTATTTCACATACTTGTTGTAAGAAGTGTGATCTGAAATCTTCATAATGATTTTTATCGGTCACTATATTTCTTATGGCGTCGGACAACATTTTATTATTATAAATATATTCCAGTATCTCATTTTTAGTCATTACCTATCGCTTATATTAGGAACCTGTTGTTTTAATTTCTTTTGACCGAAGTGGTCTTGTAGAATTAGGAACATCTCCATTCTTTTTGCTTCTGTTTTACTTGAATAAGATTTTAAAATAACTAATTCAATATCGCCTTCATAACCTCCTTCTCTTAAAAAATCATATACTAATTTCTTTTTACCATTTTTTAGGGCTCTTCTATGTTCTGCTGATCTTCTCTTAATGTTATTTGTTCTTCCGATATAGATACAATGACTATTCCAAAGAATACTATACACATGAATCATTGTTGTTAAATAATTTTTTAAGATTAGAAGCGATTTCATATTCTTCTAACTCTACCGCCCTCTTTTGCCATAGAACTATTGTATCACCAATATAAATCCAGGTTAATAAATAATCTTTATCATTAAGTATATTACTTATATCACCAGATATTCTATTTATATCTTCTAATGATTCACTAATCTTTTTATCAGATAAAATACTTGATTCTATTACATCAATATAATTATAAAATATATTTGCGACCAACTCAATCACCATTTTTTTCTGTGAGTAGTGTAGTTTAGGACTTAATGTTAGTTTAATCTCCTTAATTGTTGAAAGAGCATAACTTAAAACTGCGTTAGTTTTCATTTAAGATTTGATTTATTTTTTTGTTTCTCCTTCTGACCGTGATTTCTTGTTGAACTAAATTACACCAATCAGTCCATTCATCTATTATCTGCCCGTTTGCTATCAACTTATTATCTAATTGATAAAATCCTTTTTCTGTTATTTTACTTACATCTCTTAAATATATTATTGAACCCCTAATGTAAATCTTCTTTATTAAATTATTAATCATTAACTATATATCAAGAACTCTTCTTTTCCTTACTCTTTTGATAATACATTTTTCTTGCGTAAGCGCTTTGAAATGTTTTAACCAAGATATTTCTACATTCCTCTGAACAGGTTTTAGTGTTAGGACCCATACCAGGTTCAAAATTAAAATCCTTTTTACAATTCTTACAATTTCTTATAGGTGTTAAGAAAACCTTTGGCTTCTTTTTAGATCCTTTTGTAAAAGCGTTAAGAGGTTTTCTTCCTTCTATGACCTCATTATCAATTCCTTTTTTAATTATTTCTTCCTTAAGTATTTCGCGTTCTTTTTTCCATAAGACAGCCATTTGATGTGTTCGCATACCTAATATCTTAGCCATAGTTGAATAGGATTCACCTTGAACTCTTAATTTAAGAATTACATAATCACCTTCATTAATCATTTTAATAACTTCCTGTGTGAATTCTATAATTTCTTTTTTATCATCATCTTCACCATCAGAACATTTAAGAAGTGCTTGACCAACCACATCTCTATTCTCATCACTACCTTCATCATCTTTCCAATCAAGTGAATAATGATGTCTAATGTGTCTATTATACTTTGGATCAACCTCATTAATAAATATATTTCTTAATATAGATTGAAACCAAACCAGTTTAGAAGCCTTCTCTGAATTATACTGGTGTGATACTCTTAATCCTTGAAGTATAGTCATATGTATTACTTCCTCGTGATAAGTTTTATACTTCATAAACATATGTCCTTTAAGAAGATTAATCATTTCTTTTATTTCATCATCAGTCATAAAGGAATTATTAAGTGTCCAGTCGGATATATCCCACTTACTTCTTGTTGCCTTTGCTTCATAAGTATCTTTTTTCTTTCTCATACACTTATAGATATATTTTTAAGTAAGGTTTATCAAGCACAAAAAACCCTGATAAGAAGATTAAAACTTACCAGGGTTAAAATAAATAATAGTAATATAAATTATATTATATTTTAGAAGAAAGTTTTCTTTTTGCTTTTCTCACTTCATTTTGTTTTGACCACTTTAATTTTTTATTAGAGTGAGCCTCTGCTTGTCTTTTTTCAACGGTTTGTGCTGTTGTTAATCCAGAACTATATACAAACAAGTGAGTGATTTTTTGTGAAGAGGACCATTTATATTTTGATGGCTCTGATTTCAAATAGTCAGATGCGCTGTCATACTTTTTTGCTGACGCGATTACTTCTTGTATATCATAAACGGTTTTGTTTGATTGAATCTTCCAACCTCTTTCAACACAAAGTTTTTCTTTGAAACCATTTGATTGAATCCAGTTCTGGTCATTTCTTGACATAGTTCTGAATTCATTCCAAGAAGAAGCGGATTGTGATGATTGAAAACAACTTTCATAAGTTCTTTTTACAACGCCAGTAAGTTGATTTAGGACAACATCAGCGTCAGCGAAATCACAAACATCAAAGAAGTTTTGAATATCACCGAAGTCAGGAATTGATACTGATGATGCTGACGCTGATTTTCTTGAAGAAGAAACTCCTGTTGAAGTTTGCTTAACAACAGGAATTTGTAATCCTGCAAAGTTTTTGCCGTTGAATGATAATAAATTTTCTTTCTTCATTAAAGAAATTGAAATAGAAACCATAACGCGAGTTAGTGCATTTAAGGTGTTGTTGGTCACCTTAATATAAAACTTATTTTGTAATTGATTTCCGCGATTTGATCTTGACATCATTTGGTGAATAGTATCAGGATTGTGAGTGAATGACATATCAATAGTATAGTAAAGATTATTATCTGAATAACCAAGACGCATTCTATCAACAACAACAAGAGATTGAATATCACCTGACTTAAATTTGTTTGATATAATTGAATCTGGGTCAGATTTAGAATCAGAAACAACTGAATCAATACCAACAGAAGTAAGATATTGTGCGGTCAATTGAGCGTGTTTAATATCACGGCAGATAAATAGTTTTTTACCGTCAGCGATGTGTGGAAGAACTGAATCAACTGATGATTTTACTTCATCATTTGAAAACATAATACCTGATTTTAAAACTCTGTCATCATTGTAAGAGTTAGAATCAATTTTAACATCAGCATTTACTATACGGAAGTTTAAGCGAGCAAAGAACTCATTAGGAATATCAAGTCGAGCGATTGGTAAGATATACTTAACGCCATCAGCAACAAATTTTGAAGGTGTTGCAGTTAAAAGAACTTGATGATTTACACAACCAATGCGTGATTGAATAGTATCAGCGAAGTAGTTTTGGTGTGCCTCATCAACAATAACAAGTGAGAATTGTGAAAGGTCAAGATTAACAATTGAAGATCTGATTGCAACAAAGCAATCAACATCTGTTGAAGTTTGAGACCAAGTAAAGTCAGGATTAATTTGAGCCAAACGCTGACAGAAATTATCTTTGATTACATTAGTGTGGTGAGCAATAACAAGAACTTTGCCGAAGTTTGACTTAACAAAAGAAGAAACCAACATAATCGCGATTTCAGTTTTGCCTGAACCAGTAGCCGCAGCGAGAACAACTTTTGAAGTAGGTGCTGAAAAGCCTGATACTACTTCTGTGATTGCTTTTGATTGATAGTTTCTTGGTGTCATAATTTCTAATTTTTTAAGTGGTTATTTCTATACTATAAAGATACGGAACTTTTCTGAATTGACCTAATTTTATCCTAAAATAAAAGAACAAATTGCATCTATAATATCATCTTCTGTGTTGAATTTCCACTTGTTAAATGTCTTATAAGTTGATTGGTCATCGCTGAAAGGTTGAAATGATGCAATGATAGATTGATTACAATTAAGGTCACCTATGCTGAAATTACGGTCATTTCTTAATTCACCAGATACTTCATATACTCCTTTTTTTTCAGTTCTATGAACGCTGAAAGATCTTAAATCCTTTAATAATTTTGCCTCTATTTTTTCTTGAATTGTCATAATTTCTAATTTTTTAAGTGGTTATTTCTATACTATAAAGATACGGAACTTTTCTGAATTGACCTAATTTATTTTACATAAATTTACTCATTTCAACATCTGCAATGAATGTAATACCATCAACCCTAACTGATGATAAACCATTCCAGAAATCAATCACAAAGTCATTTTGAGCCCAGCATCCTGTAATCTTCCAGAAAGCGTAGTTCTCGGCTTGGATTCTTGTTGGATACTCAATAGAGTCAGGATCTCTTCTAACACCATTAACCATCGCTGGAGTAGGTCCATTAAAAATAAGTATAGGACTTGCCATTTCATCTAAAACTACTTTGTCAAATTCTGCTCTTGATATTTTATTAGTTGTTTTCATACTTCAAAGATACGGAACTTTTTCTCAACCACCAAATTTATTTTTGATTATTTTCCTATTTAGAATGATTCTAATTAACACTATATAGCACTTAATCGCATTGCGAGCGAAGTATCCTTATTTAGAATGATTATAAATATCAAAAAAGATGAAAATAAATTTGGTGAATAGGGAAATCCTCCGTATCTTTACAATATGAAATACACAGATACATATATTAAGGACATCATCACAGATAGATTTTTAGACATTGACGGCTGTCATTTTGATTGGTCAAGTAAAGAGTTCAAAACGGTTTTTAAGTTCAAATTAACCGTTCCTGGCGACCCTGGTGATGATAATTTAGTAGATTGCCTTGACTTTATTGTTAGTTATTTTGGATTCAAAAAGGTTGATTTTGAATATACTGGTGGTATGAAGGTAGGTCGCAATTACACTCAAAGAAGAATTGAAGTAAAATTAACAAAATAATTGAAAATAAATTTGGCAGATTAAAATAAGTTCCGTATCTTTATAGTATAGAAAAACACAATATTAACCACTTAAAAAATTAGAAAATATGAAAAACTTAATCACAAAAAAAGGCCGTTTAAGCAAAACAGCAATCAAGTCAATTCAAAAAATCGGATTTACTCTTTGGTTACAAGATTCTCGCGATGACAAAACATCTTTATCAATAGTTCTAAACTACATCACAAAAGATGGAATTGAAATTGACCAAAAACCAGACAGCCGCGGCGACGCTCACAGCATGGCTGTATGGACTTATGACATCAGAAACAATGATGGACTTGATTTATTAGATTATGACTTCATCGCGGCTTTTGGTTCAAGAGCAGATGTTTATTAAAATAAATTTGGCAGATTAAAACTTTATCCGTATCTTTATAGTATAGAAAAACATAAACCACTTAAAACTTAAAAATATGAAAACACAATTTATGACAAGCACAACTTCTGTTAAAGAATTTTCAAACAACGCAACATATTCTTATATGGCTTCAATGATTAAAGATATGTCTTGTGAAAGTATTAAAGTTTCAACCTACCCATTAATATCTATGGTTCAAAATTCAAAAGGTAAATTCAATATGTATAGTTCAGAGGTTTGTAATATATCTTTACCTGATGGCTCACATATTAACTTTAAGTCATATGAAGGTAATGTTGATATAAGCCGAATCATATCAAACACAAAAGGATGCGGTAGTATCTTAATGAAGATAGTTTTGTTTGCTTACTTCTCCGCGGTTGTTAAAATAAGTGATTCAGTTGGTGACTTAATCCTTGAATGCACTGGTTCAGTTGGTATTGGATCTAACAAAAGAGATACACCTGTGGCTCAACAAACTTCTTTTTTCAGAAAGTTTGGATTTAGAAAAGTTGGTAAGTATAATCCTAATCACATTCATATGTCGCTTCATAGTAATGATGATATGAAAAAAACAGCAAATGAGATTACTGATTTATTAAAAAAATTAAGTGTATAATTTATTAAGGACAACGGCAATCCTTTAAACCGTTTTTAGATATAATAGTATGGATAATAAAGAAAAAATAAAACTTGTAGTTGAGCATATGATGAGTTCCTACAAACCACAATTAATTAAAAGTGATATGGTGAGCGAAGTAATTATACATGACGCTTATGATAGATACTTATTTAAACCGTCAGAGGTTGAACTTAATTGGTTAATATGCCGTTTAAGATTCATAGTTGCTGATGAAGAATATCAAGATGAAATTAAAAAGCAGGATGATTTAGATTTTATGAATTGGATTTATAACACAAAATAATTTTTATTTTCTAACAACAAGAAAGCGGATATTTAATATATATTTTACAGCAATTGGAGGAAATAGAAAGCATTAAAAAGAACATACTACGAGCAATAAGAGGTAAATATAATTTAATAAGAAGATGAAATGCTCATGGTGTAGTCCATGCCTGGTCAGCCAGAGATAAATTGCAGTAATGTCCTTTTTGTTAGTATATTAATAAACTTAAAAACAGAAAAGTTAATTAGTATATTAGGTATTGGAGGCTAAAACATTAGAAGATTAAATAAAAATAAATCCTACAAAATCCTTAAAGATAATATCTTGGGTAGGTCACTCTAATATTCAATAGGGCGCTGTGTCTAAATTCACAACCCGATCAATCAACAGAATATTAATCCGCGGTTGGAACCATAGTTAAGAAAGGTGGTTCAGGAAGATGATGGCTTGAATGTAGAAACTTAAAGGTCTTCATTACTTCCTATACTAAATGAGGTTGTAATACTTTCTATGCTTAAAAGGAAAACATAATAGTTAATATATAGAATATGAAGAAGAATAAAAAAGAAGAAAGAAAACAAAGATTAGAATCATTCAGAAGTGATATACTACCTCTTATATCAAAAATGTATAAAGTATCATCACACGGTCCAGAAAACGCACCAGACACTATGTATAAGATTACCATACATAGTGAATTAACATATGACTACTATCCTATGAGTGAAAAACTCCGAAGGAATAAAGGCGGTATATGTGAATGGGGATCAACCACATCAAATGATGTATTAGATGGTATAAAAAGATTAAAAAAGTAAATATGAAAGAAAGAATAAAGCCACTAACACCAGAAATGACGCAGTGCGATCATGATAAAGTCATACCTCATTTAATAAAACTTCTTGAATTGAATGCGAGTAATTATAAAAAAGGAATAACCGCAAATAGAATTATTGTTTGGTTCAATAATCATCAAGGTAGAATTGGATTCAACGGATCTTTTGGTAAAGCAAGATTGATGAAGTGTATAAATTATATCAGAGGTAGAAGATTATCACCAATATGTTCTGGTGCGTCAGGATATTGGATTGAGCATGATACAAAAGTAATCAGAGAATTTACAAAGAGAGAAAGAATAAGAATAGAAGCACAACTATTTATGATTAAAGGTATGGAGGAATTGGCAAATGAAATTGATGAAGCGAATAGTAAAAATAAAACCGATATTTTAGGATTTACTTGGAACTAATTTCTTTTATTGAGTTGCTTGATTTCATTTGTTAAATCACTTATTACTTCTTTTAATTCCGACATCTTTTCTGTAAGATTATCATACTTATTTGTGTGATCATTAGAAAGAACATCTAATTTATTCTTTGTTCTATAAGATAAATCCTTTACAGATTTTAATTCATCCATAGTTTGTTTTAAGAAATATCCTATTATGGCTAACATCAAGCCACCAATAAATGTTAATATGTTAATCATCATTTTTTTACTTTCTTTTTTTCATTCTCAAAGTTTTCTAAAAGGCATATACAAGGAAGTTCATTACACTCACCGCACTTTTCTTTACTTTTATCTTTCAAGTATTTACTAAACTTGTTCAGATTTGATTTGTATGTTCCGTTTCTCATTACCAGTTTAACGGGGTCCCCCATGGCTCATCGCAGCAGTCAGGATCTCCGTAACCATTATTAGGTTTTTTTGTTGTGCCACCCGCATTACCTGACCAACCAGAAAAATATGTTGTTCTTTTAGGTCTAATTCTATCTATACCGACACTTTGGAAGTATTCTGGGTAATCACTTGGATTATTAATTATCAACTCTCTAATCCTTTGATTATAGAAATCTGCATAGTGCTTAACATTGTCCCTCATATACATCAATTCTTTTAATCCAGTAGTGGTCGCGGAGTCAGTAGTTTTAGAAAGAATAGATTTATTTGTTAATCTATATTGAATTGATGGAAGTGAGTGCCATACCGTGTGATGACATAGTGCAGGCTGAACAAAGTTAGCAAGTAATAATAAGTATTTAGAGTTTCCGGCGTCATTTATTGCACCGGTTGTGACCAAGTCCATTAACTTCTGATATAAAGTATATCCTAATATCTGTTGTATATTAGTATCCTGAGCAACTATAATGTTTGGTGCGATTAAATCAGCATCAGTATTTTTATCTATTGTAGAGTGAATAAAAACATATTCAACATCTATAAGTGTTGCGAAAGCCATTATGCAGGAGGATTATTTTTTGGTTCAGTTGGTGCCGGATTAGTGATTACTAATTTATTTGCGTCCTCTTCCGTTATACCATTAATGATAAGAAGATTTCTTTTTGCATCATCAGTAATAGGTGCCGACAAAATAGAAAGAGTATCACTTATTGATAAATCCATCTTTGCGAAATTTAATTCATAGTTCGCAAGTTCTAATCTGTCAGTGATTCCATTTATTCTTGATAATCTATTAAACTGCTTTTCAATAAATCTTTGTTTAGGAACTATATACTGACTTCTAAACATTTCAAGTGAATTTAATATGTTAGTTTGACCAAATGTTATACCACCATCATGATTTCCTAAACCAAAAAGATCTGGATCATTTACTCTATGTGATCCTAATATACCTTCTGTAATCATATCATTAAGATCAATATATTTTGTATCACTACTATTTGTTTCTATTGGTTGAATAGTTGGTGTTGAATCTTTATCTTCTGAATAGGTAATAAATGCTTTACCACCGCCTTTTGGTCCAGCCAATTGACGCATTAACTTTCTGTCATTGATTAACATTTCTTCATCAGTAGGAATACCTGTTGGAAAATTAATAAACATACTTGGCGCAAAACCATTCTTGATATTTGAAAGGTGAAATTGTGAAATCTCAAATTCCATTTCAATCCATCTCGCGCCTGATATATATTCAGGAACACCATACCAGTATTTACCCGCTTGATATGTTTTACAATATAATAATTGATTAGGATTACTTCTGTCCTTTGTTGAAAACGCTGGATAATAAATAGGTTTATTGTCTAATTTATTTACATTAGTCCAGTCCTTACAAATTAAATATCCTTCTGTTTGTGGATAATCTTTACTCGGAACTACAATACGCATTGATTGAGGATTCATATAATTAATCTCCGCGATCTTTGTTCTGTCTTTTGACCATACTATGTTAAGTAAGAAAGCACCATACACTTCTAAATCATATCCTACTCTGGTCACAATTTCTTCTAAATCATCTTCATTCATAGAGTTAGATAAAAACTTTAATGCTTCATTAGAAAGATTATTTTTAATCCAACCATTACCAGAAATCATTGCTGCTTTCTGATGAATTATCGCGTTATGTTTTGGTGATCTGTCAAGTAAAGAAATATAATAATCAGGCATTAAATTATCATCACCGAAGTTAATGAAGCCGCCTCTTGGATTCATACTTTCTTTATATTGTGGTATATCTTTACCGATCATATTAAATTCAACTGCTCTCAAAGCGAACGGCTTCCCCGTTTCATTATCAAGTCCATCTCTTATTATTCTTTCTTCCATAATTATATTCTATTTTGATTTCTATACACAACGGTCACATCATCATTTGATTGAGTAAATGATTTTGGTCTTGAAAAAGTTGCGTTATATGTTATTATTCCATTTTCAACTATACCTAATGAATTACTTAAATTTAAGTCATAAGGATTAGTCATTTCATATACCTCATAAGAATAAGTTGATGGTGGTATATTAACATATCCTGCTGTCGCTGATCCAACACCGACTGATACGGTAAATGAATTCCAATAATAAGGTGCGGTTGATTTATCAGCAGCATAAAACAAATATGTCGCATCTGAATCTTTATCAATTAACTTCCAAGTAAAGTAAGGATTAATAAGATTACTACATCTTTCATATAGGGTCGCAACTATACTATTTGTTCCAGAGTTTAAGTATATCATTACTTACTTTTTCTTTTTAGTAGGTTCAGTAAAAAATTCTTCTTCACTAATCTCTTTAACTTCTTCTTCAAACAACCATTCATATCCTTTACTTGAATAGTGTGAATATACTGATGGTTCTAACTCTCTTACCCAAAGGTGTTTTCCGGTAAAAGGACAAGAAATGTTTTTGTCTAAATGTTCTTCTTTTATCTTCATACTCATAAATATAAATTTTTAATTTTTTATCAATAAAAAACCCCACCTTGATTACTATGTCAAAGTGAGGTTCTTTTATTCTAATTGGAAAATAGAATTAAGCGATAAGTGTTAAAGCCGCTGCTGAATTTACTTCATAAAGTGGTTGATCTTCTTTTGATGTAAAAGTAATCATTGCACCTGTTAAGTCAGTTCCTGCTTTTCCTAATCCACTATCAATTGCTGATACTTGAACTGGTCCAGATTTACCCATTAAAAAGTAAAGTCCGTTTTTATCCAATATAAGAATTCTCCACACACCTTGACCTAATGTTTTAATTTGATTAAGTAAAGCAGCGTTCATACCTTGAACATTAATTGATAATGTTTGATTATATTGAATTGCGTTATTTTCTGTATTCACCTCTGCTGGCGCAGTATAAGATGATGTTTCAATCGGTTGTTGAAAAGTATAGAATGAAGTAGTAGCACCACCGAATGCAGTGATTATACTATTTGTTCCGAATGTATAAGTTAATGAAGTATCATTCCATTGACCTATAAATACTTTTTGGACGCCTGCTTGTGTTTTACAACCGATACTATATCCTGATGTTAATAAACATGCCATTTGTTTTTAATTTCTTTTTATTTAACTCTGTGGGGTTTGAATCAATCTCCCCCCTAATGAGTTAATTTAATTTTGTTTATTTATTACTTAAAATAAACTATGTTTTGGTAGTAGTATGCTGCTGCACCGATTTTAAATTTCGCTCTGAAATAAACTTGGTCATATAAGTTTTCATACCAAATTCTGAATGATGAATAATCAGACATTAAATCAGTTCCCATTGCTAGGTTTTTTGCGTTAGTTAATAATCTTTTGTTAGTTCCGTTAAGACCTCTTACTGCAACAATTCTAACTGGTTGTCCTGGATACATAAAAGTCCATCTTGAAGCACCTGTTTCTTCTTGTCCTACTGAATAGTGAAAGTAATTTGCGTTTCTTAAAGCAACAACTAATGTATTAAAATCAGCGTAAGATAAGAAAATTGTTAAATCATTTTCAGTTAAGATTTGAGATGCACTTGAATTCATCGCGTTAATCATACCATCAA